AAAAGGCTTTTTTAGGCGCTTGGCTACATTTTTCATTTCTGCGAAGCAGGCGTCAAAAAGCTGGGCCGACGTGGGGGCGGTCACAACTGTCTTCGAAGGCACACGCATTAAAACGTGCCACACGGCAGCCATAGCAACCGCCGTTGACTTACCTACCCCGTGCCCAGAGCGACAACTGACGCGCCTAGTCTTTGGGTTGGCGACTTCCCGTAGCAATTCCTTTTGCCAATCGTCGGGCTCAATGCCTATCACTTCGATGGCGAACTTAACGGGGTCATTTCGGTAGCGCTTCATCAGCTCTACGAAGGGGTTGTTGTTAACATTTTGTTCCATGTGATTATCCTAAAATTTTTTTACGGGATGTGTGGGGAGGACCTGTGCATTTGCGCCGGCCGGCGCTGAAAAAGGGGGGGGGTCAAAATCATATATGCTGCACCGCAGAAAATATGTTTTCGCATAATATGTATTATGTTAATTATTGGCCTGTTTCTTCGCAGTTGCAGCATAAAATGGCTAAAAATGGGCTGAAAGTTGACATTTATGCCGCATTGCGGCACGCGCACGCGCCTGCGCGAGTGTGATTTAGTGTGCGAAATCACCGTTCAATCTCTTCCGCTTCACCTTCGATAACGCTATCCAATAGCTCCGCTGCTTGCGCGTGTAAGTCATTAACACTTATGTTTATAGCCACGTCACGTTGTCGAGTATCATACTTAGAGTTAAGCTTACTTGCCATCCACTTATCAGTATCAACCTTTAACCTCGACACATTAACGTCTTCAGGCTGAGCTGTTTGCGCTGTATCAACTGCACGCTCAGCATAATAATGGCCAGCTTCATTCAACGCCTGTTCATATCTGCCACGTCTTCCACCGGCAGCATCTAACCACATAGCAAATAGTTTATAGCCAATGTTAAACTCTTTCATTAACGTGCGAACTGAAGTGCCGGTAGAAATACGCTCCAACACTTCATCTTCGCCAATCTGTTCTATTGCTGCAATCTTAGCTTTACCTATCTTACCTACCATTTGCTATTTCTCCTGACAGAGCTGAGTAGCCACAAATATCTACCCAGTGATCAGCTTTATCAGGCGATACTCTTATCCTAGATATTTTAAGCAACACCATCATTACAGCTACATCAACAGGCCCTATTTCATAACCAAGATAAGCTGACCAGAGCGCAGCCGTATTCTCAAAGTTTTCTCTAGCATCTCCATAGTCAGCGTTACGATCATTGTTAATGACCTTCATTGCTTCTTTTAATATGTCATCTCTATCCATTACCACGGTATTTCATCCCCTATTGACCAATCTATTGACTTATCTACACCATCACGAATGACAGTTGTTATCTTCGCTCTTGGAAAACAATCGTAAGCTTCTTCCAAAAACTTAGCCGTAAAATCATTAGATAATATTCTAGCAACATCTTCGAAGCTGTAAACTATCCAATGCTTATACTTCTCACGTAGTATGTGAGCATTGCGTGATGCAACGCAAACAATTCTACCACCTTCGAGCTCTACGCAATAACAATCCTCAGCCGGTGGCTTATGACCAGCTTCAAGCGCCGTCTTCTCCAACAGCTCCCAAGCCCTCATAAGTTGAGCTGCAATCTGATTAGTTGCCATTACGTCGTTAGCTTCGACGGCGTAACCTAACGCCTCGTAAGCAGCTTCAAAACGTCCAGCCATTTCTGGAGGAACAAACGTAGGCAACGTATCACCCCAGATATTAACTTTCTCACGGGCAATACGATCCAACGGTTTAAGTTGTCCCCACACTTCTGCTTTAACAAGTGGAGCGCCACCTTCAGGTCTACCAAGTACATCACGTCCCTTTCTCTGTGCTTCAGCTAATGTAACACGTTTCTTTTTCTTTTTCATTACCATGCTATTCTCCCTAATTTTTCCCACTTTATTTTTTAACATTATCCCACCTCCCCCCACTTACGTATATACATACGTTAAGGTGGGGGGAATGGTTTTTCAGGCTAATTTACCCCACTTTCCCACCTTTCCCCACCTAGACATGGGAAGGTGGGAAACTTAATGAAGAGTATGCCCATGACTACTAATTTCGCTCATTTCTATTAACAGCATACGAAAAAACGTCAGGTCAGCTATCCCGTCGTCACAAGCTCTAAGAGCCTCACGCCTATGGCCTTCCTTAAATATGTCTTTCGTTCTTTCGTTTGTATGGTTCCACTCCACCTCATAGTTTTTCTCTTCTTCGCTCCACACAAGCCGCGCAATCACTTCTTCGTTTTCACTCCTGTCACTCATAACCCAGCCTCTTCTCCAGTTATCCAAGTTCCAACCGATACGACTTGGACTTCCCTTGCCTGTCTCTTCGCGTAAAATTGTTCAAGACGTAGCACATCAGTCTCCAGCCATTGTTTTACTATAGCACGGATTTTAGCTTTTTCGTGTTTCTTTTCCACGTCAAGATCTAACGCCTCTGCCACGGCTAGTCCCACCCACATTTTAGCTTGCACGCTTTGCCTGTACGGCTCACCGTCTTCGAGCGCCTGCCCAACTATCCTTTGCACCTTCATAGCGTCGCGTGTTGTCACGCCGTCAAACAGGTCAGGCATTTTAAATGTAACCGCGACGCCCACGTACTCACCGTTAGGTAGCTGCACGCCCTCCATGCGCCTGTACACCGCTTTCTCTGCCGGCGGCGCCAAGTTAGCCTTACCGTCGTCAACTCTGAATATGCCAAGACTTTGTTGCTCGTTTACACCCAGCTTCAGCGCGTCTTCCTGACTTACTTTATTAATAACTCTGGCAGCTCTAGCAGCTCCGATCAATGACCCAGCGCCACGCACGCTATCCACCGTCGCGTCGTCGCCGTGCATCTTACGTATGTGATGCGTCAACACAAACGCGCAATCCGTCTTGTCAGCTATTGATCTGACACTGGCTATCGCCGCATTCATTGCCACGTTATCATTCTCGTTAATCTGATTAGCGCCAACCCACGGGTCAACAAATACCATGCCAATATTGTTTTGCTCTATTTTGTCGGCCATGTATTCCCTGAGCTCTTCGTCTACGTCGAGCCCGTCGCGTGACTGCTTAGCAAATATAATTTTTAAATCGCGTCCAGCGTCCAGAAATAGCCGGCCCCTGACGTCGTCAGCTTTTATGTTGTAGTGCATCATGGCGGCAGCCACACGACGCTGCATTTCTTCCAACGGATCTTCGAGGTTAATGAGCCACACGTTACATTGCTCGTGAACCATATCCTCCAGCAACGCCCTGCCCGTAGCAATAGCCAGCGCCTCAACTGTTTGCATTGAGGTCTTACCAATACCGCCAGCCGATGCCAGTACGCTCACGTTAGAACGTATGTAGTGACGCCCGTATATCCACCGACGCGCCGGTATTGTTGCCGGATCTATCGGATCATATGGCGTCGGCCACTGCCTTTCTGCCTCGATAGTTTCCTGTTTCACTTGCTCTACCGGCTTTGCCAGCGCCAACGCCTCACGCAGCTTGTCCTCACCCACTTCTTGTAGGTAGTCGTTTGCGTCCACGACATTCTCGACGCCCAACTCGTTAAACCTGACGACGTGCACAGACGTGCTACCGTCGCCGCTGAGCACGTCAGCGCATTTGTCTACGTCTAAGTCAGGATCTGCACATATCGTCACGTCTGAGGCTCTAGGCACGTTGTACGACTGCATTCCAGCCTTACCAAATGTGCACACTATAGTCGCCTCGACGTTACCGCTTGTCGCTTGGTGTACTGACAATGCGTCTTCGGGCCCTTCCACCATTATGATTGCGCCGCCGTCGTGCTCGTCGCCAATACGCATTACGTTACCAGCTATAACGCCACGGCTATACTTGCTGATGCCATTGTGATCACGCTTCTTACCCTCAGGCGTTAGTAGCACGGCCTGTATGCCCTGCACCTCACCCTCCGAACTAAGCGCCGGAAAGATAATAGCTGGCCCGTCGTACACGTTAGGGCTAAATCGTGCTACATTCGTTGCTGTAGACGCTCTGAGGCCCCGTGAGTTAAGGTAAAGCAACGCCGGACGTATTGCGTCCTTATTATCACGACTGATAGGTACGGCCCTGTCCCACGCTTCCTTAGCCTTTTTAATTTTGTCTTTACGTGTTTCCTGATCCCGTACCAGCATTTCCTTGTTAGCCAGCCGGCTGATTAACCTGTCGAACTCTGACACTGTGTAAGGCATTGCGTCTGAGTTTTCTAAAATTTTCGGATTTTCGCCGCCACGTTTAAAACCTGATCCGATTGTGGCTTTTATCTCTGGCTCAGTTAGACCGACTGACTTTGCAGCCGTGTGTAGCTCCATAATAGCTAGGTCAACATTGGCCGGCGCTAGGTGCGCGTGCCTGCCCAACAAATATGCAGCCTTGTTTAATGTTTCATTACGTCCACCTTTTAACGTCATTACGACGTCGCCGACGGCACTTTCTTTTACTTTTTCAAAATAAACTTCTGACATTTTTATCTCCCAAATTACATACGCCCTGCCCAATCACTCAGGCAGGGCGCGTCTTCTTAGAACCCGAAGTCTTTACCTTGACCACTGTCCCCTGCCGGTTGAACACTGGGAGGTTGCGTTTCTGTCGCGGCAGGCGTTGCCTCATAAGTCGTCGCGGCCATTGCAACGGGTTGCTCACTGCCAGTTGGACGATCAATCCACTTGGCAATGTTGAAGCCCACATCGTAAGAAGTTCCCTTACCTATCACAACTGGCGTACTAGTTGTAACTTGCACCACCGGTATTTTTGTTGCGAAATTTGGATCTTCCTCAACTTGGTTATAAAGCTTAGCTATAAACTGACCAGCTCCATAACTGTTGTTACTGAATTGAGCTTCACGCCCATTAGCCCAGCAATCTACCTCGAACCCTTTCTTGTGTGGGCTCCCCTCAGGCTTTACTAGTGGCTGTGCAGGCGACGGCCACGCTAAAAATTCGCGCACGCCGACGTCAATGTGAAGCCAGCCAAAGACGACGTTTTTAACGTCAATGGCTATCCCCTTATTCATATCAATATCCTCTAAGTCACCTGACGGAGTTTTAATAGTCCACTTATTTTGTGGCAAGTTAACCCTGACATATGACATATCGGAAGTTTGTGTATCATCTTGAAAAGAAATTGGCATAATGTGTCTCCTGACTACGTTTGCTCATTAGTGAATTTAAAAGTATATGGCGGTATCTGGATCGTTTGCAACTCCCCATAATCATACCCCCACACACCGGTTTCCTGCGCCGACACAAATCTGTCCAGCGCATATTCAACGGCTGCCCTGCCCTCTCGCAGTGACCGCTCGTCGAGCTCATAGACGCCCACAGTATAGGGCGCGTCTTTTCCTACAGCGATAAATACAAACCGGTCTATCTCGTGACCTTCGAGTGCCATGCACATACGGTAGAACTGGTCCTGTATGTGATAGCCCAGCTTGCCAGCCTGCGACGCGAAGCCGGCAGGCGAAGGATCTATCGTTGTCTTTAAATCAATTATTGCGGCAATATCTTTTCGCCATGCGTCCGGCCTACATCTTAGGTCAGCATTCCTGACATGATCTTTTACAAACAAACTGGGCTCTATTAAAATGTCACCAGTTAATAGTTTTGCCGCTTCCTCGTTTGCCCACACAGCCTTAGCCATGTCGTGTGCAATTTTATACTCTGCCTCTGTTAGTAAGATTGCGCCGGCTGCTTCAGCTTCATCCTTACGCTCACTCCACGCCTTGCCACGCCTTGTCTCTGGCCCACACCAAACAGTTTTTGATCTGTGAGGCTCTAGACAGAGTATATGTGTGGCTGTTCCAAGTAGAAAAGCTTGCGTGCTTTTATATTCGCTATACTTGTAATGCGCTAAAGATTTCTGCGCTATAATTTTTGCACCTGAAGCGCTTAATGCTGGCGATAGGTGATATTCCTCATTGTCGAGGTTTAGTTTGATACTCATGTTGTTTACTCCCATAATTTCCAATGAGTAGAGCCTCAGCTCTGTGTTCATCTTTTTTTCTTTTTAACTCTGACGTTAAGTCAGGATACCACTGCTGTGCTAGACGTCTACTCGCGTCTTTATCTTTTGCCAAGCCTAAAGCTCGTTTCCAAGTGTTGGCGCTTACGATAGTGTAAGGCGATTTAGATAGTGCACAAGTGCTTGTTATCTGTCCGAATGCAAAGCCGATTTTAAATGTAGATACGACGCCCTGCTTAGGCATGGCGTGTTGACGCTCCACGTAAATGTGATCGACTTTGTCTCCGCTGGTAATTAGGTCCATTAATGCAGCTACGTCCACGCCGCCCTCGTCGTACACGGGTAAGTCGTGGACCTCAGCCCAGTTGTCGCTGGGTGATAGCAGGGCAACGCCGCCCGTCTTGTAGCCGCAATCAATGCCAATAATCATACTGTAAGCTCTTCCCTTTAGCTTTAGCGTCTTTGACAACTAACATTTTGACGTACTCATTTTCTGACACGCCAACACGAGCTGCTTCCTCTTTGATATGGTCAACAAGCTCTTCCTCCATGCGAGGGCCAATCTGCTTTTTCTTGCGCTTCTGCCACTTGCCGCCGTCCTTAGTAAATTCTACTTGCATATTTATCTCCGTATTTGTCATCAACCTGTTAACACCTAGTTATTATTTTAACAACCCTTGCAAGCTTGCTCCTCTTCGATCTCTTTAATAAAATCTTGTCCCTCTTTAACCCACCAATCTAAGCTGCACATATTTAAGCGATAGACGCAGACACTGTGATCGCCGTATATCAGCTCGTTACCACTCTTTCCGTTATCGTAAATGAAGTAGTGGTAACCGCTACCTCTGTATAAACTGAGGTAGGGATTTCCGATTTCTTTTATGATTTTTTTAATTGTGAGCATTTTTATTCTCTCTCTCCCACAATTTGATTTCATCCAGCCAAGTGCTCTCATCATTTCTAGCTACGAGCTGAAGCATTGACGCCACGGGCGCTTCCATGCCCACTGCCGCCAGATCGTTCCAACACTTCTCAGTTATGTCTTTTGTTTCGTTAAAAGCTTCAATTGCCTTTTTTTCGCAAATAAAAGTTTTAACATTAAAACAATACGGATATGCGTGATCTGGTCGATTACTAAAATATCTTAATTCAAAGTACATTTTAAAAGTCCTTTCTGGGGGCCGAAGCCCCCGTGTTACATTTTTTCTGAAGTTACTATATAAGGTCCTTCGCCGAGCTTGACGCTAACTTCTAATTTGTACCACTCGTCTGTGTTTCCATACATTGCATCAATGATGTATGTTTCGCAGAATTTTTTTTCTTTAATAATAATAGCTTTATAACCTTGGACATTTTCAACATAATCGACTGCTTTGTTGATGTATTTTAGATCTAAACCGGTTACTAACATTTTTTTCTCCTTTAAAACTCTATACTGTTAACTTAATGTTAACACCTATAAATATCAACCCTTATAAAGCATTTATTTTAATTATTTTTAAAATATGTTAAAAAGATAAAAAAATGGAGTTTGTTTATGGAAAATATGCGTCTGCCTATCGCCCTAGTGGGTGTATTAGCCATCCT